GTCATACAAGTTGTCCTCGATTGCCTCTTCCGTTAGGGAGAAGCCAAGGGCGATGGTTTCGTGGTTGTAACGTGCTGTAAATGCCTCTTGTGCATTGTCATAAGCGATGGCAGAGCCTTCGTTTTTGACTGGTGCAGCACTGAAGCCTGACAGTTTTGTTTCTTCTTCGAACGAACGCTCAGAGGTCTCAGTATCGTAGATCTCTTTGTGTTGTTCACCGTATGTTGCATACTCAAGACCAAACAATGCGTTCAATCCAGGGAGCAACTCTTTCAGTAGTTGTGCGCGTGAAATAGCCATTTAGTTGCTCCTTAAGCTGCAATTGATGGTGGGGTTGCACTGTAATAGGTATGAACGCCAAAGTTAAACTTGACGATTACCTCAGTGAAAGAACCAGCGGCATTAACAGTCTCTGGCACACCCAAAATAATACGGAATGGCAGAGTGGTTGTTGTGTCATTGGTCGCATTGCGTACGCCTTCGTTGGAATCACCAGAAGTTGTAGAACCAGCGGTGGTAAAGATACCAACGTTGTTACCTACATCAGTCTGAGTCAAACCACCAATGGTGCTTGCAGCCGAAAGAACTGCTACTTTGAAATAAGTATCAGGATCGTCCGCTACAAAAGCTTGAATATCCGTAGCTGTTATGCCACCTGGATAAAATTGCTGTTGTAACAACTGCTTGGTAGTTGGGTTTGTGAACTGACAACCCATGAAAATACCAACTGAATCGGTTGCGGAATCTGTGGTTGAAACACGGCTCAAAGTACCACCTGTGTTCAGACGTACAACGTCACCAAAGAAAATGGCGGTTGTAGAACCTGAAGCGATGGGAATTAAGCGAGTTGCACCAGCAAATACCTGACCACCGATCAAATTGATCGGTCTGAACCCATAGGGTCCGTCTACGGTAGGATAAGCCATTTATAACTCCTAATTAAGTTTAGTTACCTTTACCAAAACTTACCGTGGATTTCTTCTCATTAAAGAGTGGCATCCGTGGATCATTCTGGCGCATTAAATTATTGTCCACAGCGTCCATCTGACTTTCGGCTTGAATTCGGTAATGTTTATTACGTTGTTCAACGAACTCTTCTGGAGTTTTGCAAAGCAACAATCCGCCAATCTCAATGTTGTCCTTAAAGCGACTATTCGGATCAACTAGCAGTTGGAATTTGGGTTGTTCTTCAAGTGCCACAGGTTCCCAACCTTCTCTTAGTTTCCCAGAGAGATTGCGGGGATCCGCCTGATTTAGCGTTGAAGTACGAATCCAACGATACGCATACCCAGCCTGTTTGTCGGGTTCAGGCAGCAATTCCGCTGGCGCCCACTGCTGAGGACGTTCACTTGTTGCACGGGTTTCTGATTCTCTATCTAATTTCTTAGTCATGCTTAATTCTCCATTTTTAAAAGTTCACGGGCGTATTGCTCGGGAGTCAAACCTAACTTCTTTGCTATTGAGAGCTGAGAGGTATTTAGCCTTATCTTTTTCGAAGATGTGCTACGGCTTGCAGGAGCGACTACGGTACTCGGTTTCGAACGAGGCTTTTCGTCTTCTACGTCCTCGAAATTCTCGGGGAATCGTTTACGCATTGTTTCGTCAATACGTTTGTAATACTCGTCAGTCGTGGCATAAGCCATCCCATTTTCCTTGACTAGCTTTTCGTGCAAACCAAGGGCGAGACTCGTCATCTCATCATCTTGACCAAACCAAGAGTTTCGCTCTTGCCAAGCCGAAGCTTTTTGGTCACGAACAGGTTTTTCAGACTGTTGAGGTATTTTTACATCATTTTCCTCTTCTTGTAAAGCGGCTCGATGATTGATGTTGTCAGCGTAGTTAGACGCTTTTTCCATCTTCATCTTAGCGGAAGTCATTTTGTCCTGAGCTTCCACTAATTTTTCAGCATCGCCAGACTCGTATGCTTCCTTGTATTCCCGCTTTGCCATATCTAATTCACGCTCTGCGGAGGTCTTGAAGGAATCAACGGCCACCTTTTCGCTGGTATTGACTTTACCTTTGAGGGCTTTGTTCTCCTCAAACAATCGTTGGGCAACGGCAATGGCTTCTTGTTGCTCTCGCAACGCCTTTTCCTTTTCCCGTCTTTCGTCATGGTAAATCTTCTTAAAGCCAGCGATTTTCTGCTTTACATCGTCTGAGTATTCTTCTAATTCGTCTTTTTCGAGACTTTCGACATACTCAGGTTGAGACTTGGTCTTACCGATATCTTCTGGTGGGGTGTCGTCTTCCACCTCAATATCGATCTTTTCCTCATCTGGAAAGGCGTATTCTTTCATTTCTTGCTTGTTTTCAGACATTTATGGCTCCTATTTACGTTTAATACCACGGGGGTCGTCTACGATGCCTTCCACAGAATCATCGTTGATGATGCGGAATTCACGCCCATGTATCACTAAACGAGTTCCAGCGTTGGGGCGAACAAGGACAAAGTCTCCTTTTTTGCACCAAGGTCCACTGGGAAAACGGTCATTATCTTTATAGCAATCAGGTCCTAATTCAACTACAAATAGGACTGTTGTTAAAAGTTCATCAAATCGGACAGTTTCGTCTGTCTTCAAGATGCCGCTTTCGTATGCCTTTTCCACATCTGGGATGGCGCATAGAATGCGATATCCAGAGGGTTTAGGTAGCTGTTTTGCCTTCTCTTCGTCCGTCTCGGGCAATACGGTCACATCATTTACATCATCGGTGGTCGATCCGATTAGTAATTCAGTCATTAAATTTCTCCATTTTTTCTTTGAGGTCTAATATGTATCCCTTTGCGATGAGCAGACCTCGAATCTCTCCGCAAACTCGTTGATACTGTATGTGATCCATATTGCCAACCACCACAGCACCCTTTAATTGGTCAGTTTTTTCGTCAATCTGACCCATTAAAATGTCCATTTCTGTCATTGTTTACCTTTCATCATTTGAGCTAAGACTTGGGCTTTTTGAACATTTGTCTGGTCTTTCTTATGAGCCATTTCGATGCCCATCTTTGTACCTTCGATCTGTTCTTTTCTGTCCATTTCGTCTTTATCTTTGGCGATCTTGGCTCCTAGCTTCGTGCCTTCCAATTCGCCTTGGATCTCAACCCGCTCACGGTCAATATCCAATTGCTCCTGTCGTAGAGCAGCGTCCACTTGATCTTTTTGGATCTTGCGTTGAACCTCTTGTTGCTTAATTTGAAGCTCTTGCATCTGCATTTGGATAATCGGATCCTGCATTTGCTGGGCAGCTTGCTGTTGAGCGGCCTGTGCCTGATTCTGCTGGAGAAGCTGGGTTGAGGCTTGAGCCACCAGACGGGAGATCTGTACTTCGTACTCCTCAGGGATGGTATCTTCCTCATCCTTAAGATATGGAAGAGGCGCACCCAACTGTTGCTCAATCTGCTGACGGTACTTAAAGCCAAAGTGTTCGGCAATGTGAGCCTGCAAGGAAGCCGTGATTTGGTTTGCCATTGGGTTTTGCCCGATAACAGCCGCGGTAGTTGGATCCTGTAGGAAGTTTGTATGAGCCATGATATGGGCGTCTTGATCTTGGTAGATAAAGGCTTTTAATGGCTTGCCCATTAACGCATCCATGTTTTCCGAGATAGGATCCTTCGGCTTTTGGTCGTCCTGAAGCGGGATAAGTTTTTGCGGGTTGCGGATCCCCAAGACATCGAGCATCTGCCTGTGTAATTGGGGTAGGTTATAAATCTGTGGCGCACCTTGCGCCAGTTGGAGTACTGCTTGGTACTGTACGATCTTTTGCGCCATCGTTGCCGCATTAGGATCACTGACAGGAATGACTGTGACCAAATCATAGTCCGACTGTTTCGCACGAGGGCTGCCTTCTTCAGGTTCATAGTTGTAATCAGGTGGGGTGTAATCTCGAATAATCTCTTTTAAAAGCTTTAATTCCTGCTTCATCGAGTAATGAATACGGGATTGCACCGCAGACATGACTTTTAGGGTTCTCTCCAGAATCGCTAAGGTCGTTCCGACTGGGGAGTTCGCAGACATATCCGAGACTTTCATGTCTCCTGCGGAAGCGAATCTACGACCTTCTTCTACGATTGTCCCTAAGAGGGAATATAAGACTTGGCTGGGTTCCTTATAAGGAAGCGTCATTAAGTTGTCCTTAATGGCTCCCGAAGGAACGTCTACGTCTCTAAACTCACCTGGCGAGATGGGGGTGTCGTCTCCCTTAACTCGCAAACCTCGGGTTTTGAAACCGCCTGGCAGATTCGATAATGTACCAGCATCGACAAGTTGTCTGA